AAGATAATCACTTATGCAAAGGTGGTAATTAACAAAGCTAAATTTAAAGCAGTAGACAAGCATAATCAGGATAAGGCTAACGGATACCAGCCAGAAGCGGAGGATTTAACAGAAATACCATTTTAATTAATAAAAAATTATGATACCTTTTAAAATAAAACTATTAACAGAAACAGCAAAGGCACCGACTCAAGAGAATGAGGGCGATTTATGGGATATATATGCAGATGATTTTTGTTGTGAGAATTTAAAAGATCAAAGTATAAAAGAAAGCTATACAAAAGTTATAAAAGATAGACAAAGATATATGCAGATTTGTCACATTAGCTTTTCAGATCCAGATCCAACTCATCACGGCTTTGATCTTGAAGAAAAAACTTTATATGATGGGGATTTGCTTCATATAGGTTTAGATTATATAGAATTATTACCACAAGGCAGAATCCTAGTAAAAACAGGAATAGCTATTGAGTTGCCCATTAAAAAAGATTTAGCTATATCTAACGAGTGGCTTTTTACTTCTGATAAAGATAATGTATTATCTTATGCAGTTGCTGATATAAGACCAAGATCAGGACTAGCCTTAAAACACGGAATAACAGTTTTAAATACTCCTGGTACGATAGACAATTCATATCGTAAAGAAATAGGGGTAATTCTATATAATGCAGGACACGAAACTTATACAATAAACAAAGGGGATAAGATTTGTCAGATGCTAATAAGACCTTTATATCCAAGTAAAATGGAGATTGTAGAAAATATTAAAGACACTGGCAGGGGTGGCTATGGTTCAACTGGTAAATAAATAATTATGCAAGCAATATTAAGTAGAGATTTAACATTAAAAATTAACGGTGAAGAGTCAGGATATGTAGTAAAGAAGCTAGAAGAGTGGGACGACACTAAAAAAACATATAAAAGACTTTATTCAGTCAAGAACTTAAAGGGAGATATTGTTATGGACGATATAAATTTAAAGGAGTTTAGAAAAGAGTATAAAAACATAAAAAACTGGAAAGAGATATTAAAAAATGACTATTAAAAAACTAATAAAACAACACGGATCAGATAATATCGAGCTATTAGGAAATAACTTTATATCAGAATATATCAAAACTAACGATATTAAGCCAAATGATAAACAAAAAGAATTAATAAAAACATCATTTAACAAGTTTATTACACGAAGCAAAAAGGAATTAGGAAAAGAATTTGCATTACAAATAGAACAAAATCTTGATTGTTTAAAATTAGATATAGAAGATATATTTGAATATAAAGCAGAAGGAAGAAAAAATTGACAATAAGAAATAAAGATATATAATAAAGTTATTTCAATTAATATCTAAACAAATGACAAAAGAAACAAAAGACTTAGGAGGTAGACCGTTATTATTTGAGTCAGCAGAAGAATTACAAAAAAAGATAGATGAGTTTTATGATTGGATAAAAGAGAATGAAAAACCTATGACTTTAGGGCGGTTGGCAGTTTTTCTTAATTGCACCACGAACACAATAAGAAATTACCAAGAAAATCAACAGTTTTTTAGTACCATTGAAAAAGTTAAGCAAAATATACTAGCAGATAAAGAGGAAAGACTAAACGAAGGCAAGGCGACAGCAGGTATTATATTTGACCTATGTAACAACAACAAAGACTTATACAGTAACAAAGATAGAGATGGTAACGATAAAATCATTAATGTTTACACTAATTCACCAGTTAAATAATGAATTTACTAGATAATAAAACAATCATTAAAAGAGTATCACTAACAACATTAAAGCAATTATTAAAGCTAAAAGATAAGAATTTAATCATAAAAGGCTTAATTAACGAGTTATTACCTTTATTCCCATCATTAGACCTTAAAGAATATAGAAATATTAACAAAGAAATCATTAAATTGATTAATTCTAAGCCAGTAACACCAAAAAAATAAACCCTTATCCGACAAGGGAAAAATGCCAAGTCATCACCGTACGGCGTGTGTAAACTAAATTATTTTATATTTTACTTGACACTTTAGAATTACCGCTTTATACTTAACTTAGTAATTAATTAAATATAAACAGCAATGACTAATTTGGAACGCTTCATTATCAGATTAAAAGAATCAAAATTATTACCAGAAGATGTAAACATTTTTAAATCAAAAATAATCATTAGAAAAAATATTAATCCTAGAATAGATGACAACACAATTTTATTTAGAATGATGTCTTTGTATTTTGACAAATCTTACGGATATATTAAATCATTGTGGAATGGTGATCAAGATGGTTTTCATCATTTCCACCATTTATTAAACAGACTTAAAAAAGAAATAAAGATTATATAATGAATATCAAATTTAATCCTATTGAGGAACTTTTAAAGCAAAGACTATTATTACAAAATAAAATAATAAACTTTCCTTGTTATGAAGGTGAAGAGTATCAACATAAATTAGAAACATTAGAACGAATAATTAAAAATATGGACAATATAATTAACTTGGATAATAAAAGGTTGCATAAAACCGACTCTGTGATTTGTTTATCTTGTTTACACGATTGGCAAGCGGTTTATCCAGAAAATACAAATATTAATAATTTAGAATGCCCTAATTGCAAAGAGCAGAATTCAATAGAATTTAACTTGATCACAGCAAGAAAGATAATTAAGTCTTTATTTAAGTAAGGTGATATTAAGCTAGATAGTTATGTAAAATTACAAATTAAGAAACTCCTCACCGAGTAAATAAAAATATAAATTATTTTATATTTTACTTGACACTTTAAAAACCATAGTTTATACTTAGTTCAGTAATTAATTAAATTTTAACTTAAATCAAAAAACTATGAGAATTTTAGCAAACTGGGAAAAACAAGAATTAAAAGATAAATTATTAGTTTTAACAAAAAACAATAATCACAACGAATCAAGGTTATTATTAACAAAAGAGTTGATGCTAAATGATCTATATAATTTTTATTGCGATTGTATAGTTATATTAGAGGAGACAGAGCAAAGCGAAGAAGTAAGACAAGAATGGTTTAAAAAAAGATATATAGCGGATAAGTTTTTATGGACAATAGCACCAGATTATTATAATTGTTTTTAATAAACAAATAAAAATAAATATTTTCTTTGACACTTTAGAAAACATAGTTTATAATTAACTATGTAATCAATTAAATATAACAATAAAATGACTAGTTTAATTTTCAAATTTAATCAATCAGAAGAAGACTGTTTAAAAGCTGTCAAAGAAAATGGTTTATCGTTTCAGTATGTGCTTAATAAAACTCCTAAAATAACATTAGAAGCTATTAAGCAAAATCCAGAAGCTAAGCAATATATGTCCATAGATTGCTTTTTGCAAAAAGCAACTGATGATGAAATAAAGCAATATTATATGTTGCCTAAAATTGTTAATAAAATCAGGAATTAAAATAAATAAATATTTTACTTGACACATAAAAACACATAATATAAACTTAATTATGTAATTAATTAAATTTTAACTTAAATAAAAAAATTATGAAATTTTGCACTAAAACACAAGACTTACTAAAAGCATATAACAAAGCAATAAATGATTTATTAATTGAATTATTAGAAAGATCAGGTTGGGAATGTATAACTTTTTATAAATATGATGAACATAGAAAGCTTAGAGGTTGTGAATCAGACGAAGGAACAGAATTTCAAGCGGGCGATGGCTTTGATGATGGAATAACAATTACAGGGTATTGGGTAGGCGGAGACATTGGAGGAATTTTAGTAGTTAATGAAGAATGGTTTATAAAACCAGAAATATTGAAGCAAGCCGTAGAATTAAAAACTACTAATATTAAAGATATATTTGATTATTATGATTATGAATATGAAGAAACAGAGAATCAAAGACCAGTATTAACTTTTGAAAATTGGTATAAATTAAAAACTATAAATAAATAAATATTTTGCTTGACACTTTAGAAAGTATAATTTATAATTAATTTCGTAATCAATTAAATATAATAATAAAATGTTAGAATTTCTAAAAGAATTAAATAATAAATTAGTCGAGATGGATAAAAAATTAGGCAGTCTCCAAGAGAACGTTAAAATTCTCAAGGAATCTGCGGACGATTTAAAATCAATAACTAAAATCAATTTACAAAAACAACCATAAAAACTATGCTAGAAAAAATAACAACAGATTTAAAAACCTCTAAGAAACTTAAAGAGTTAGGTTTTGACAGTTCAGAAAGTGAATTTGTTTATTGGGAGGGGAAGCCGTATTACTATGATACTTTACCGTTTTATGAAATAAACAAGATAGATGATTTAATTACTTGTTACACAGTAGAGCAGATAATTAATGAATTGCCAGAATATTACCAATCTAGATTAGGTTATAATTTCTATCTTACTTATGAAAAAACTAACCATACTTTTTATTATCAAGAAAAGTCTAACACACCTAATAAATATAAAAACATAATCATTAGTGCAGGAAGCGACAACCTAGCAACCACAGCGGCGAAGTTATGGATTAAACTAAAAGAAGATGAAATAATATGAAGATATCAGATATAAAAACAAAATCATCAGAACGAAGAAGAATAGAGCAAGCATTTATATTTATTCAATTATATTTTGTTGTAAAATATGAAGCAATAAATGGCTTTGAAGATAAGAAAAGCACAATAGAAAAGTATATTCAAGGCATATTAAAACCTAGTAATACAAAAGAGTTAAATAAAATCAACAATAGAATAGCCAAATTAAATGTTGATTGCGGAATAATGGAAATGTTAAAAAACAACATACACGGGCATAAATTTATATTATTGATGTACTTCTTAACTCTTGAGATTGTAGAAAATAGTAATACTATATTACCAGAAGAATTGCAGCCTCTATTTAATGACTTTCTAGAAGTAGAGAATGAGAATAACACAGAAGAGGCAAGAGAAAAATTAAGACTATCAGCAAGAAAGCAAGCTAAAAAATTATTTATCAAAATCAAAAATTTAGGTTATTATGTTAAGTAGAGAGGAAAAAGGAGCGAGAATAAAAGAGGGTCAAGCCAAATCTAAC